CGACCCGACCTTCGTCGGTCTGACCGAAACCGCTGGCCTGTTCGGCGACCGTCAGAACGCTATCCGCGCTTGGGTCATGCACTCGACGCCGGTAACGAAACTGTACGTCAATGCGCTGACCAACGCCGAAAACCTGTTCAAGTACGACACGGTTAACGTTATCCGTGACCCGTTCGGTCGTCTGTTCGTCGTGACCGACTCGCCGTCGCTGCAATGGTCTGTAACTACCCCTTCCCCGGCTTCCGGCTTTATGTCGCTGGGTCTGGTTCAGGGCGGTATCTACGTCGGCCAAAACAACGACTTCGACGCCGCCGGAACCGTGGCAACCGGTGACGAAAACATCAAACGCACCTACCAAGCCGAATGGTCGTACAACGTCGGCGTACAGGGCTTCGCATGGGACAAGCCGAACGGCGGCAAATCGCCGACCGATGCGGCGCTGTTCACGGCGTCGAATTGGGACAAGTATTCCACTTCGATTAAAGACCTTGCGGGCGTGCTGTACAAGACCAAGTAAGGGCCGCGACGGGGCGGGGGCTTCGGCCCCCGTTTTCGCAACTAGACGACAGGAAATACGGCAATGAACCTCAAACAACCGAAAATCATTTTCTTTATCGACGGGCCTGTTCCGTCGGAAGCCGAAAAGCTGGACGCGTTCGATTTGGGCGTTCCGGTTCAGTTTCGCAACGCGCAACACGTTAGCCGCGTCGAAGAAGAATGCGACGGCGTGACAGGCCACGTTCCCGAAGCGTACAAGGGCTATGCGACCGCCGAAGACGCCTTGAAGGCGTACAAAGCCGAAGTGAAGAAAGCCCGTGCGAAACTGCTGGAAGTCGGCGGCAAAGCCCCGGAAGCCGGTAAAGCGGCCGAAACCGGCAAGCAATCCGACGGCGGCGACAAAAAGGACGGCCAGCAAGGGGCCGCAGCGGGCCAAGGCGACGCGAACGGCGGTTCGGGCACCCCTACCCCTACCCCCGGCGACGAAGACCCCGCCAAGGCCGCCGCAGCCGCCGCAGCGGGCGCACCGAAAGGCGACGCCAAGGGCACCCCGGCCGCTGGTGGCTGGAAACAGAACTAAGGCCGTGCCCGGATGCCGACGGCTTATTGTGGGCATCCGGGTAACTGACAAGGAATCAATACGATGAAAGTTCTTTACTTCACTTCCGGCCCGATTCCGACGCCGCAGGAACAAGCCGATATCGACGCGCTGTCGGTTAAGCTGGAACTGTTGGTTCGCAATGCGACCGTGAATTCGGAATACGGGGCCGACCGTCTGGAACCGTGCGACTTCGTGTACGAAAACGACAACATCCCGGCCGCATACGCCGATGTTCCGACGACCACGAATCCGCATGTTCCCGAAAACGGCGCTATCGTGACCGATACGCAATCGTTGAACGTGTCGAACAGTGCGGGCGACGCGTTTGTCGCTTCGGCGCTTCACGTTGCCGACGGCGTAGCCCAATGGACGAACCTTCCGGCGACCCATGCCCTAGCCGTATCCGGTGAACTTACCGGTATCGTTGCGACGGGTTCGGGCACCAAAGTAACGCTAACCGTTACCGACGGCAAGATTTCCGCCGTCGCGCTGTCGGCGTAAGGGGTTCGACTATGGCAATCGAAATTGTTGTCGAAGACGGAACCGGTAAGGCAAACGCCAACAGTTACGTTTCGGTTGCCGACGCCCGCCAGTATGCCGCGAATCGCGGTGTAACGTTGGGCGACGACGAAGCAATCGCGGCACAACTGATTAACGCAACCGACTACCTGTTGACGTTCGAATGCGAATACGTCGGCTATCGCACCAACGACGGGCAAGCCCTTTCGTGGCCGCGTACCGATGCGTACTACGGCGGCGGGTGTTCCGGTAAGTTGATTGCGGCGGCCGACGAAGTACCGACCCAAATTAAAGCGGCGCAGTGTCAAGCGGTAATCGCGCAGTTCAACGGCATAGACCTTATGCCGAACTATACGGCAAGCGACTTCGTTACCGAAGAAACTGTCGGCCCGATTACCACGAAGTACGCCGACCCGCTGGCGGTTGGAATGCGACCGACGCTTTCGGCCGTTGATTCGATGTTGGCCCCGTTGTTCGGCAAGTGCGCGAACAACGGCGGTATGCTGAAAACGGTTCGGGTGTAAGTATGGGCGTATACGACCGACAAATCGCCACGGCGAAACGGCTTATTGCCAAGTACGGCGAATCCGTAACTTGGCATTCGGCCCCGCCTTCGGTTCCGACCGACGACGACACGCCTTGGAATGGGACGGATGTTGCGCCGATTGACCGGCCGGGAATTAAGGTCGCTTTCTTCCCGACGAATTCAAGTATCGGCCAGCTTATCCGGTTTATGAAAAATAGCGACGTACCGACGGGTAACGAACTCGGTTATATGGCACAAGTGCCGTTCGAAGTTTCGTCGCTTGATACGCTTACGCGGGGCGATGGTTCGGTTTACCGAATCAAGAATATCGACCCAATCCGGCCGAACGGTGAAGGCGTTATCTTGTATACGTTGGAGTTTCAAGAATGACGACGAACTATTCGGATGCGAAAGACGCGATTTACGGTCGCGTGAAAGCGGCAATCGACGGGCCAGTTACCGCGCTGTTGGGTTACAAACCCGAAATTCGTTGGCCGTATGTGGCGGAACCGGCGAAACCGAACAATTCGAAAATCTGGTTTCGTGTTTCGTCGCAAATTGTGGAAGAACAGCAAATAACGCTGTCAACTTGCGAAGGTGCGCCGGGCCAAAAGAAATACGAAACCGTCGGCGTACTTATCGTCGAAATGTACATGCCGAAGGCCGAAAGGGATTCGGGCGTAAAAGGGGGCAAAGCCGCCGCGATGGTTCGGGATGCGTTCCGAAATGCGCCAAGCGGCGAAGCCGGTATCGTTTACTACCGTGCGCGGATTAACGACGGTATCGCGCCCGAAGAACTGTTTTATCGGTTGAACGTCGTAACCGAATTCGAATACGACGAAATTAAATAAGGACTCTTAAAATGGTCTGCGACGTTAACAAAATCGACAGCAATATTTCGGGCCTTTCGTTCGCCGAAGAAGAATGCTTGAAACAACTTCCGGTTACGCCGGTTTGGTTCGGGCTGGAACCGAATAGCTATTCGGACTTCGGCGGCGAAGTTACGACCGTGGCACGCGCCCCGATTGACCCTTCGCGCCAGCGGAAGAAAGGCACCGTTACCGACTTGGACGCTTCGGGCGGTTTCAATACCGACGTAACGGCCGACAACATTACCCGGCTTATGCAAGGCTTTTGCTTTGCCGATGCCCGCCAGCAACCGCAAACCGCGCCGTTGAATGCGGCTAAAGTTTCGATGACCGGCGTTGACGGCGACGATATCAAGTACACCGCCGCTTCGGGTTTGGGTATCTTCGCGGCCGGTAACTTGATTGTTGCCAGCGGTTTCGCGGTGCCCACAAACAACGGCATGAAAAAGGTTAGCGACGCAATCGCAACCGCCGTTACCGTATGGGGCGCGTTGTCCGACGAAGGCGCGGCACCGAACGGCGCACTTACCCGCGTCGGTCACGAATTCGCATCGGGCGACGTTGCGTTGACCTATGCGGCCGGTCTGCTGACCCTGACCGCGACGGCCGGTACGTTCGCCTTTGGCCTGATTCCGGGTCAATGGGTATTCATCGGCGGCGACGGCGCGGGTACTTCGTTCGCCAACAACGTTGGTTACGCCCGTGTTGCGGCCATTTCGACCGACAACAAAACCGTTACTCTCGACAACGCCACTTGGACGCCTGTAACCGAAGCCGGAACCGGCATCACGTTGCAAGTGTACTTCGGCACCGTCATTCGTAACGAAAAGGCGGCCAACCTGATTAAGCGTCGTTCGTACCAGCTTGAACGCACGTTGGGCCAAGACGCCGACGGTATGCAATCCGAATACCTTGTCGGTGCCGTGGCAAACGAATTCACGTTGAACATTCCGCAAGCCGACAAGCTGAACGCCGACGTTACCTTCGTGGCGTGCGACAACGAACAGCGTACCGGTGCGGTCGGCCTGAAAGCTGGTACGCGTGTTTCGGCGCTGGGTCAATCGGCGTTCAACACTTCTTCCGACGTGTACCGTATCCGTATGTCGGTCAACAATTCGGCGAACCCGAATCCGACCCCGCTGTTCGGCTACATTTCCGAAGGTTCTATCGAAGTGAACAACAATATCACGCCGAACAAAGCGGTCGGGGTATTGGGTGCGTTCGATACTTCGGCGGGCGACTTCGAAGTCGGCGGGTCTGTTACCGCTTACTTTACCACTGTTGCGGCAACCCAAGCGGTACGCAATAACGCCGACGTTGGGATTTACGCGATTCTTGCGGCGAACAATCGCGGCATGATTTACGATATCCCGCTGTTGGCGCTTGGCGGCGGTCGTATCAACGTCGAAAAAGACAACCCGATTACTGTTCCGTTGGATACCAACGGCGCAGAATCGAAATTCGGCCATACGCTGTTGGTTGAATTCTTCGAATACTTGCCAAATAAGGCAATGCCGCAGTAAACTAAACGGGCCGGTGCGATATCCGGCCCGTTTTTCTCCAACTTCCGAAATAAGGATTTGAAATTATGTCGCTTTCCAAACAGTTCGCTACCGATACCGCCAAAGAAGTCGAAGGCGTAGTTATCCAATTCGGCCAGAACGACGACGGTTCCGTTCCCGGCTTCCACATTTCCCGTATGTCGAAAGCGAATACCCGCTATACGCGGGCGCTTGAAGCGGCAACCCGTCCGTACCGTCGCCAAATCGAAATGGGTACGCTGGCGAACGACGTTGCCGAACGCGTGTTCATGGGCGTATTCGTCGATACCGTGCTGAAAGGCTGGGAAAATGTCGAACTCGCCGACGTAACCGGCAACGAAAACGATACCGGCTTCGCGCCGTTCAACCGTGCGAATGCGCTGTCGCTGTTCGGCCGTCTGCCGGAACTGTACGACGACTTGCAGAACCAAGCGAAGTCGGCCGCAATGTTCAAGGAAGAAGCGCAGGAAGCCGAAGCAAAAAACTAACCGAAGTTCTGTTGTATCTGTTGGAGCTAGGGCCGCACGAAAAGACCATAGCACAACAAGCGTTCCGGTCGGGTGAACCGATGCCCGACCGGATAGCAAATGCACCAGAACTAGAATTAGGGTTACAACTGTATTTGCAAGCGTTCTTCGATTTGGATTCGGAACGGTCGCATTCGCTGGGGTTAACGCCGATTAGTTGGTCGTCAATCATCGGATATGCAAGGGCTTTCGAATTCGACGAAGAACAAACCGAATCACTGTTGTTTCACATTCGACGGATGGATACCGAACACTTAAAACGTTTGGAGTCAAAGCAACCCAAACAGTCGAAACAACCCGTAAAGGTTCCTAAACATGGCCGGTAATCTTTTAGACTTAGCCAATCGGCTAGAAAAGAAAAAGGCCGAAATTGAGACGGCCGCCAGCGAAGCGGCCGTTTTTGTTGCTGTAACCGCCGTCGCTGAACTGGCATATACAACGCCCGTCGATACGTCGAAGGCGCTGTCGTCTTGGGAAGTCACCTTAGACGCGCCGTCTTCTAATGTGGGCAAGGCGCATTATCCCGGCGAAAAGGGTTCGACGCGCAACGCATCGGCCGCCGAAACAATCGCGCAAGCGAAATCGGTTTTAGTGAATAAGAAGCCGGGTCAAAAGATTTATATAACGAACAATCAACCGTATATTAAGCGGCTTGACGAAGGCCATTCGGGCCAGCAAGCGGCCGGATTTGTGGCGCGGTGTATGGCGAAGGTTCGCAAAGCCGTACAGCGATATAAACTAAAACTGAAATAAGGCGATATCATGGCCGACGAACAAATCGTTATTGAAATTACCGACGGCGTGGCGGCGTCGATTCCGGCGAAGATTGACCGAATCGCCGCGTCGGCCCGCAACGCGCATACCGCCGTCGAAACGCTGAAACAGCAACTTTCGATGTTGGACGGAAAGGGGTTGCAATCGCTGTCGGCCGCAATGAACCAAGCGGCGTCGGCTTCGACCAAACTTGCACAAGCGCAACAGGCGGCGAACACCACGGCCGCGCAAGCCGCTATCTTGCAAAACAACGTCGAAAAGTCGGCCAGCCAAGCCGCCACGGCGCAACAGCGTTTGGCGACCGCTTCGGCGCAAACAGCGACGGCCCAACAACGTTTGGCGACGACGGTAGCACAAACCGCGACCGCCGAACAACGGTTGTCTACCGAAACCGCCCGCACCGCTACCGCACAAAGCAACGCGGCGGCGGCGTCTTCGCGTGCGGAACTGGCTTCGATTCGTCTTCAACAGGCGCAAAAGAAGTTGGAAGAACAGAACCAGAAAACGACCAATTCGTTTATGGACTTCGCAAAGCGGGCGCTTTCGATTGCCGCAATTACCGCCGCAACCGGTGCCCTGTTGAAGTACGCCGACAGTTATACCGCTTTGCAAAACAAATTGCAAAACGTATCGTCGTCGCAAGAACAGGTTAACCAGCTTACCGACAAGCTATACGACTTGGCGAATAAGACGCGTTCGGGCGTTGACGAAACGGCGACCGCATTTACGCGCTTTGACCGTTCGTTGAAGTTAATGGGTAAGTCGCAAGAAGATACGTTGCGAATGACCGAAACCATTAACAAAGCGTTGGTCGTATCCGGTGCCACTTCGACCGAAGCGTCGTCGGCCCTGTTGCAGCTTTCGCAGGCTTTCAACTCCGGTAAGTTGCAAGGCGACGAATTCCGTTCCGTATCGGAAAACATGCCGGTCGTATTGGACGCCGTAGCCAAGGCGCTTAATAAGCCGGTTGACCAAGTAAAGAAACTTGGTACGGAAGGCAAGATTACTTCGGAAGTGCTGTTTAACGCGTTTAAGTTGATTCAACAGCAAATCGACGACACATTCGCAAAAACGACGCCCACAATCGGGCAAGCGATGACCGTACTTAACAACCAAGTCGGCCAATTCGTCGGTAAGCTGGACAAAGCGACCGGAACGTCGGCCGCACTGGCGAAGGCGATTCTTTGGCTTGGTAACAATCTCGACCTTCTGACCGTGGCGCTTGTGGC